ATGAATTTTATGGGCAGAATATTATTATTTTTTATAAGTTCATTGATTATTAGCCCAGTGTACAGTGCTGATGATTTTTTCGAAAAAAAACCTTCTATCTTAATTGCTAAGGATGAAGGGATCCAAAATAATAACAGTCGTGAGAAAGTTGATTTTTTTGAGTTATCAAATCAACAAAAAATAGATCGTACAAATCAAGTTTTTAAAAGGGCAGAGCGAGCTAATGACATTCTATTCCAAACGGCGAATATGACTGATTATGATAAATCACAATATTACAGGGAAAATAAGTTTGCTAATAATAGGGGTTATTCACCATACATTGAATCTACACTTAATAGAAAAGTAATTTCAGAAGAAGAATATCAGCAGGAACTTGAGCAAAAAAGAAAAGAGAGAAAAGTTGATCGAACCCTTATGTACCTATTAGACAAGTAATCTCAATTAAATTTTATTGGCTTAAATTTATGAAAAATCAAAATGATCCAATTGAAAATATAGAGCAATTAGATGCTGATAGTGAGCAAAAGCAGGAAAACTCGGTACTTAATTCTGTGAATCCTGGTCCTGTTGAAGTAACAGATTTAATTGTAGAAATCGGGAAAGATATAGCTGATTTTGCATCATCTATTCTAGACAATATTGATATAAATTTTTAATTTAATAGTTCCTCAAATAGGAGCATTTTCATAGAAATTTTAAATATGAATTTGTAGTTGCATATATATGAATATCCATATATGATTCATATCAAATACTGCGCTGAAAGTTTTTATTTTTTGTGGCCCATTTCTCTTTTGGAGGGATGGGCTTTTTAATGTCAGTTTTTAACTTGCCGAACGGATTACGGCACTAAAAGCCCCGCTAAATATTGATTATTGGCGGGGCTTTTTATTTTATGTGCTAGGCTGCCATTCATAATTTTATGGAAGCTTACAATGTATATTTGTATTGGCGGTGATTTGGACGGTGAAGTTGTAAATAACCGTGAAGGAACATATTTTGAAGTAAGTGAAATAGATTCAAGCAAACAATCAACCTATAACCGTCAGAGTTATATTGTTGGTGAAAATGCTTATAGATATGACTAAATATTTAATAAAAAAGCTTCTTCGGGGGTACTTTTAGGAGTTTTGTTGATGAGACTACGTTGTTGTGACTTTAAAAAAACCAATACCTTAAAATTATATTAAAAAATGATTAAATTTACGTAAAGTCATATACATTATTAAATAATCAGCACAAATATTAAATTTTCCGAAAGAAATAAGAGAGATATATTATAAAAATACAAACAATATGAATGTTTGTATTTTAGAAATAAGCTTCTAGCCTGCTGAAAATGGGATCCTCCATAACAACTGAATAGCAGGTTGCTTGTATAAACTCTAATACTTGACAAAATAATTTTGGAGATATTTGTGGCTAATAAATTTAATGCTGAACAGGCACGAGTAAATTTAAAGCAGGGGAAAAAAAGTCATCAAAATATTTATGAAGATATTCTTCAGCAAGTAGAATCTAGTTCAAAAAAAGGGATTAATCCTGTTTATTTGAATTTCTTAAGGGGAAATATTACACAAGAGAATATAGATAACATCATTAGTAAGCTTCATAAATTAGGTTTTGAAGTAGATATTAGGGAATCTTCATCTATAAGTTTTTCTGTAAAGGTTAGTTTTTAACTACTGATATTTTGAAAAGCCGCCTATTGGCGGTTTTTTTATGGGTTAATTATGGATTGTAAAGATTACTTTTGGCTAACAAGAAAAAAAGAACCTAAAACAAAACCAAAAAGCAGACCATTACCTAAAGCTAAACAAAATTATTTAGAGGCAGAAGAAACCTTATTTCAAGAGCTAGAAGAAAATCTAATTGGCTATCGACGAAAATTTCAATTTGAATCTACCAAGAATTGGCGGTTCGATTTTTATATTGTGAAGTTGAATCTTCTTATAGAAATTGCTGGCAGTCCTTGGTCAGTTGGTCGAGGTGGGCGAAAAATTGCAAATGCAATGGGTAAATATGATCTTGCTTTGGATAAGGGATATAAATTCGAACGTCTAGAGCCCCACCAAATTGAATCAGGTTATGCAATCAACTGGATTAAAAGTGAATTAGCGAGAATTGAAGATGGATCAGATCAGACCATTTCCTCCACAGGAGTTGATTGATAAAGCCGAAGAGGATGAGGCAATTAGATTAGCTCCCGCACCTGATTTAATGAACTGGGTAATTAAAAACTTTTTAACTATTGGTGGACCATTACATAACCCTGATCACGACCATATTGCTGAGCTGCTTCATGATAATGAAGAGTTTCTAGCTTGTGCATGGGCATCATCTGCATGTGTAGCTAAAAAACGCATAGTACTAGGCCAATGCGAAAAGGTGATGTTCAACCAAGGCGGGTGGAAGAAAGCTCGACAAGAACAGCAAATGCGCGATTGGTTCGGATTTGTGCCAACATACTTAATCACTATCGACGCTACCTTTTGCGATAAAGCCAATGATAGTGAGTTTTGTGCTTTGCTTGAGCATGAGCTCTACCACATTGGCGTTGAGCGTGATGAAGACGGTGAGATTATTTATAGTGATCATACTGGCTTACCAAAGCACTATTTAGCTGGTCACGATGTGGAAGAGTTTATCGGTGTTGTTAAACGTTGGGGTGCAAATGAAAACGTTAAGCGGCTTATTGAAGTCGCTAAAAACCCGCCGTTTGTTTCTGATTTAGATATATCAAAATGCTGCGGAAACTGTGTAATCAATTGAGCCTTCTGGCTCATTTTTTTGTCTATTTTGCTAGACGTAGCTAGACAAAGGTAGGGGTATGGCTGCATTAAAAGAACAAGTGAAAATTTATATTGTTCAAGCTCTTGCATGCATGGATACCCCTCAACAGGTTGCAGATGCTGTCAAGCAAGAATTTAACATTGAAATTGATCGTAAACAGGTACAACTTTACGATCCAACTAAAGCCGCTGGAAAAAATCTAAGTAAGAAATTTAAGTTACTGTTTGAAAAGACACGTGAGGAATTTAGGAACAATATTTTTGATATTCCTCTGGCCAATAAGTCATTTCGTATTAATGAACTGCAGAAGATGTATGACACAACCAAGAACAAGGTCATTAAGCAAAACATCATTAAGCAGGTGAAGGATGAAATGCATGGTCATTCAGCGCAATTGCTGGATCTTGAATTAAAGCAGCTTGAGATCGAAAAAATCAGAAATGGTGACGGCGAAGGTGCTGACGATCCAACACCAGTAAAAGTAACCATTCAAGTTGTAGATGCGAGTAAAAAAGATGCCGAACATCAATCCGACGCTGAATGTACCTCAGGCTAATTTTTTACAGATGGAGAAAAAGTTTCGTGCATTTGTGGCGGGCTTTGGATCTGGTAAGACTTGGGTGGGTTGCTCTAGTTTGTGTAATAAAGCTTGGGAGTTTCCCAAGGTACCTTTAGGTTATTTTGCTCCTACTTACCCCCAGATTCGGGATATTTTCTTTCCAACAATTGATGAGGTAGCTTTCGATTGGGGACTTAAAACCAAGGTCTATGAAACCAATAAAGAGGTGGATATCTATTATGGCCGACAGTATCGAACGACTATCATCTGTCGATCTATGGAGAAACCAGCAACAATTGTAGGTTTTAAAATCGGTCATGCCTTGATTGATGAGCTAGATGTCATGGCCAAAGTCAAAGCACAACAGGCTTGGCGTAAGATCATCGCACGTATGCGTTACAAGCAAGCTGGTTTGCTCAACGGTATTGATGTGGCTACAACACCTGAAGGCTTTAAATTTACCTACGAACAATTCGTTAAAGAGGCAAATAAATCAGAGGCTAAACGTAAGCTTTATGGAATGATTCAGGCTTCAACCTATGACAATGAAGCTAACCTTCCAGATGATTATATTTCATCGCTTTATGAGTCATATCCTCCTCGATTGATTTCAGCTTATCTAAGGGGGCAGTTTGTCAACTTAACGAGTGGTGCTGTATATCCAGATTTTGACCGGATACTAAATCATACTGATGAAGAAATTAAGGAAGGTGAGCCGTTACTAATTGGAATGGACTTTAACGTTCTAAAAATGGCAGCGGTGGTTTATGTCATAAGAGAAGGCAAGCCAAGAGCGCTGGATGAGCTGGTTGGAGTGAGAGACACACCGACCATGTGTCAATTGATTAATGAACGCTTTCCAGATCATGATATTACCGTTATTCCAGATGCCTCAGGTCAGGCAACATCATCAAAAAACTTCAGTGAATCTGATCATGCAATTTTAAAGAAAAATGGTTTTAAGGTTGAAGTGAATGGCGTCAACCCAGGCATTAAAGATCGAATTAATGCTGTGAATGCCCAGATCCTTAATGCGGACGGTGAACGACACCTAAAAGTGAACACAAACAAATGTCCAAACTTTACCGCAACTTTAGAACAGCAGGTTTATGATGACTTTGGAATGCCAGATAAAAGCGCTGGCTTGGACCATGTGGGTGATGCTGGAGGTTACCCGTTAGCTAAGCGATTCCCAATCATCATTCAGAAAGTATTTAAACGGCGCACAATCGCTGGTTTTTCTCGTTAAACAACGCACCTTTACAGGTGCTTTTTTATTGGTGTTTTTATGGCAGTTACTGATAAACATCCGCAGTATATTGCTGCACAAAAAAGCTGGTTGGTTATGCGTGACGCCGTTGCTGGCGAAGAGCAGATTAAACAGGCACAAACCAAGTATCTTCCTAAATCTGCAGGGATGATTGAGGCTGAAAAGCAGGGAGATACCACTGGAGAGATTTATAAAGCTTATCTCAGTCGTGCTCAGTATCCATTATGGGTTCAAGACTCATTGCGTACGATGATTGGTCTGGTTTCTAAGCTTGAACCTAATATTGTAATTGAAAGTACTTTATTAAAAGGGCTTATAGAGAATGCAACCAATGACGGATTTGGGTTAAAACAACTTTTTATTCGTATTTGCCTAGAGTTACTGGAATATGGTCGCTGTGGTTTGCTTGTCGATGTTGATGCTAACGGCGTGCCTTACTTCGCTCTATATGATGCCTTATCTATCATTAACTGGAAGGAAAACAGCATTGGTGGCCGTAAGGATCTAAAACTATTAGTGCTCGAGGAGCAGTTTGATAATAGTGAAGATGAGTTTGGCCATAATACAAAGACGGTCCACCGCGTTTTAGCTATGCAGGAAGGTGCTTTAACTGTCCGTTTATTTGATGGCTCTACTCAAGAAGATAAAACTCCGGATCTTGGCGGTAATCAGCTTTCGTTTACACCGTTTGTTTTCTGTGGCACCACAGACAATTCTCCAGATGTTGGAACTATTCCGCTTTTAACTATGGCAAAAGCCGCGCTTAAAAGTTACCAGCTTAGTGCGGATTACTTTCAATCACTTCACCATACCGCACACCCTCAGCCTTGGATTAACGGCTTAGAAGGTGATGAGGACATTAGTGTCACTGGTGTGATGGCTGTCTGGAGTTTACCTAGCGAATCTCAGTGTGGTTATTTGGAAATATCAGGTAGTGGCATTGAGCTAACTAAACAGGAAATGGATGCTCAAAAGAACGCAGCATTAGAAGCCGGTGCAAAAGTCATTGATACCAATACACAAGAGTCAGGTGAAGCGCGCCGTGCCCGTCAGGATGACCAGCAAGCAAGTCTACATAGTATTGTGACGTGTGCAGCTGCTGCTATTGAGCAGGCAATCAAATATGCTGCCCAATGGTTAAAGCTGGACCCATCAAAATACTCTTTTACAGTGGAGCCTGAGTTTATTGTTCAGCAATACGACATCAATCTTGCTAAACAACTTTATGAAGGTGCTATTGCTGGAAAGAATTCATTCCAGACGTATTGGGAATATATCGCTACTGGAAAGCTACCAGCTCATGATTTTCAAGAAGAGTTGAAACGGGTTGAAGGTGAGCGAGATAGTTTGCCGTTGTAGAGGTGTTAAATGACTTCAAAAGATAAAACGTTGATCGAAGTACTTACACAACATCAGGCATATTTGTATCGGGCTTCTTCTCATTCAGTGAATGAGTTACTAAAGATCTTTAATGATGAGTCGACTGCAATGCTGGCAAAGCTTCGGGATTTATTAGATGAGTTAAATGATTCAGAAAAGGCTGCTCTTGCTGGTGGCCAGTACACCACGACAAGCCTAAAAGAGATTCGGGATTTAATCTCTCAATGGTTTGCTGCAATAAATACTTCATTGCCAGAAGCCTTCGCCGTATCTGCTACAGCATTGGCTGTATATGAAGCGAATTACACAGCTAAGCTATACGGTGGCAAGATTAAAAAGCCAAACGGTGAAAAGCTATATTCAGCAGCTAGAAAGGTTCCTTTAGTTGGCGGAGCATTAGTTGATGATCTACTTTCCAAGATTGCTGAAACAGCTCGCCAGAAAGTTGAATATACTATTCGTGATGGAATTAGCTCAGGTAAAACGAATCAAGAAATTGTTCAGCGTATTCGTGGTACCAAGCGTCTTAATTTTGAGGATGGTCTATTAAGGACTTCTAAATCTGATATCGATCGTACTGTGAGGACTGTACGTAGCCATGTCGCGAATCAAGCTTATCTTAATAGCTTTAACCAGATTGGTTTTGAATATGTTCGATTGGTTGCAACGCTGGATGGAAGGACTTCAAAACTTTGTGCATCTTTGGATGGTTCAGTTTGGGAAATAAACGACCCTGCTAAACGTGTGCCGCCGTTACATCCAAATTGCCGTAGTATTTTAGTTCCAGTTGAGAAAGATGGACAATTGGTCGGACAACGTCCTTTTGTGATGGATGAGCGAAGAGTGAAAGATATCCCCAAAGATGAGCGTGATCAGTTGATTGGCCAGCTAGATGCGAATACAACATTCAAGGAGTTCTTTGAGAAAACAGATGATTTCTTTCAAAGAGAGTGGTTGGGGCCAAAGCGTTTTAAGCTCTACAAAGAAGGTAGGTTTGCTTTTGATAAATTCTTTGACCCGGAGGGACGTTTATATAACTTGGATGAGTTGAGAATATTAGATGAGAGGAAATTCAAGGAATTGGGCATATGAATATATAAGACAGTATTTAGTCATTTGTTTCTACTAATCTCGTTCTAATGTTGGCCTGCATGTTAAGGTTGCTAAAGCACATACTGTCAAAACAAGACCTAATTGCTGCACTAGGCCTACAAGACCTAACATGCTTCCTAACAGTAAATAGTAAGTTAGGCCAAATAAAGCACCTGCCGCACCTGCTTGTTCACGATAGTGATGTAAGGATTGACTAAGTACATTCGGAATTGCAATACCATAAGCAATTACAATTCCGGTGACAGGAATTAAAATCCATGCTGTCGTTTGCAATGACCAAGCAATAAGGCCACATATGATTGCTATGTTACAGGCGTGCTGTACTAATCTTTCTGGGCTAATATTTGAAGCTAATAGTTTCCGATTGAGTAAACTGCTAATGAGCGAAGCAATCGCTAATAATAATCCTGTCCAACCATATGTTTTTGAATTCCAGCCTATTTTATTAAAAAGAAATGGAGCTAGGCTGTAGTAACTAAAAATCATCGTATTAAATAGCGCGATCAGTAACGCATTTTTCCAGAGTGTACCGTCTCGAACCATGCGTACAGCTAATTTAGTTATTCGAGAGTTATTTATCTGAGCAGGATGAGTTTCGGGAAGAATGATGATGGTAAGTACTAATAAAAGTATGGCTAATAGCGCCAATGTAATAAATACACCCATATAACCCAAAAAGCTTACTAACCATCCTCCGGTCACAAGTCCGAAAACTGGGCTTATCGCTAGTGCAGCCCCCATAATAGAAAATACTCTAGCAAGTTGTATTGATTCATAGGTGTCTCGAAGCATGGTCTGAACCACGATAGAACCAGCAGCAGCACCTAGAGCAGAAATCATTCGGGCCAATAGTAATATTTTGAAATCTGTGGCTGTGATTGCTAACAAGCACCCAACACCATAACAGATAAGACCTGATAGCATGGCTGGACGTCGACCAATATGATCACTTAACCATCCCCATAATGCTACCCCTATAGCAAAGGCAATAAAATAAACTGAAAGAGTTTGTGCTGCTTGCTCATTACTCACACCAAATGAATTGGAGATGTATGGCAATGTCGGACTATAAATAGTTTCAACAAGTTGGGGAAACATAATTAGGAGAGTTAATAGCCACAATGGAGGTCGTCTATTACAGTTCATGCTACGTCTTAATAATAAAGGGATTAGAGGGCATTATTGTTAAAACATGAATGTCTGATTACAATTATTAGGACTCAATATATTAATTATTGGACAAATAGTGAAAATTGCTCATGACACAGTTTTTGATCCAGATATTTTTGAAGAACTTGTAGTTGGTATTGCATCTGATATGGGCACACACGATTCAGGTCTGCACAGGCATCTTCGTCATCAGCTACTTTTTTCGGCCGTTGGGAGTATCACAATTGAATTAGATAAAACGGTTTGCTTGCTTCCTCCACGCCGTGCAGTCTGGATACCAGGTGGTACTACTCATCGTGCCATAATGCGTGGCGTGTTAGCTTATCGATCCTTGTACTTTTCACCCAAACTGCCACTACCAGAGCTACCATTAAAAATTTTTGAGGTGAATTCCTTATTTTTTGAAGTTATAGAAAGAATGGCATTCTGGCCATGGGGAATGAAAGCAGAACAACAGATGAGTCTAATCTCGGTCTTTTGTGAGGAAATACAGGCAGCACGAAGTGAAAACTGGCAATTATTATATCCTTCAGACGCACGCCTTGATTTATGGCTAGACAGAGTTCGTATGGGCGAGTTACCTCCACGTTTAGGCCAACTAGCTCAAATGGTGGGAGGGTGTGAACGCACAATTAGTCGAATATTTATTCGAGATACTGGGATGAACTATCAAAGCTGGAGACAGCAATGGCGACTGTTAAAGGCTATGGAAATGTTAGCAGAAGGCCAGCGAATAAGTCAGGTAGCTCAGCAACTTGACTTTACTAGTGATAGTGCATTTATCATTTTTTTTCGTCAGCATATCGGCACAACTCCGACCCGCTACTTTAATAATGTTAATACTGAAAATTAGTAAGTTTTTTGGCTTTCACTATTCACTAAATATGAGTGATGAAGATGCGTAATAAATTATTTAAAAATAAAGCTGTATAGCTATATTTAGAGAAACAGTTTTAAAGATCAAGCGAAGCGTCCTTAGGGACGCTTTTTTATTGCCTGAAGCTAAGCAGAAGGTTCCACAAGTAAACCCGCTAAGCGGTATCTCTAGGAGATTATTTATGTCTGATGAAAACAAGATTGATTTGGAAAACCCTGAAGTTAAAGCGGCGATTCAAGCTGCAGTAGATGAAGCCGTCAAAGGCCTCAAGGAAAAAAATTCGGAGCTTATCAACGATAAGAAGGCCCTTAAAGATGAATTAACTTCATTAAAAGGCAAAGTTGATGGGCTGGATTTGGATGCAATCAAAGTTCTACTTGATAAATCCAATCAGGACGAAGAATCAAAACTGATTGCTGAAGGCAAGATTGAAGAAGTCATCCAGAAGCGCACCGAGAAGATGCGTGAACAGCATGAGAAGTTACTCAATGCCGAAAAAGAACGGGCTGATAAAGCAGAAGCTTATGCCAACAAGTTCAAGCAGTCAGTGGTTCAGAGTCAAATTGTACAGGCTGCTCTAGAACTAGAGGCTTTGCCGGAAGCAACCGCAGATATTGCATTCCTTGCCCATTCTAAATTTGTACTCGATGAAAACGGTAAGGCCGTAGCAGTCGATACACAAGGTGAAGTAATCATTGGTAAAGACGGTAAGACGCCGTTATCACCAAAAGAATGGGTGGAAACCTTACGTGAACAAAAGCCTTATTTCTGGCCTAAAGCAAATGGAACTGGTTCACCTGGTAGCACCAATACAAAAGGACAGGTCGATATCACAAAACCAGATGGTTCGGTGAACCTGACCAAACTTGCCCAATTACGAAATGAAAATCCGCAGCTAGCTAAAGAGCTGGCTGCAAAACACGATATTAATCTTTAAGGAGTAAAGCCTAATGGCTGAGACAAAAATTGCTGATGTAATCGTACCCGAGTTATTTACTCAGTACGTTTTAAATAAAACTGCCAAGAAATCTGCTTTATGGCAGTCGGGAATTGTAGGGGAGCTGGATGTCGAAGTTGCATTCGGTACACAAGGCGGATCTACCGTAAATATCCCATTCTGGAACGATTTAGACGGGGAATCTGAAGTACTTTCAGATGCGACACCTTTAACTGTAAACAACATTGCCGCGGGTCAGGATATTGCCATTTTACATGCACGTGGTAAGGCTTGGGGTGCCAATGATCTCGCAAAAGCTTTATCTGGGGATGACCCACTTGGCGCAGTTGGTGATCTGGTGGCTGATTACTGGGCACGTGAATTCCAAGGCTTTACCGTGAATACTCTTAAAGGAGTGTTCGGTTCAGCAAGTATGGCAAGCAATACACATGACATCTCTGCTGGTACTGGAGCCGCGGCAGTTATTGATGGTGTTTCATTTATTGATGCGTCTTACAAGCTAGGGGATGCAGTCGATAAATTAACGGCTATTGCCATGCATTCGGCGACCATGGCTGCACTAGCCAAACAGGGCTTGATTGAAACCGTACGTGATGCAGATGGCGTGGTGCTCTATAAAACTTTCATGGACCGCCGTGTGATTGTCGATGACGGTATGCCAGTTGATGGTGATGTATTCACATCATTCCTGTTCGGGCAAGGCGCTATAGGCTTTCAGGATATCGGTGCTCCTGTAGGCGTTGAGACTGACCGAGACAGTCTTGCAGGTGCGGATATTCTCATTAACCGCCGTCACTTTGTCTTGCATCCTCGTGGTATCAAGTGGGCTGGTGCAATGGGTGTCGCACCGAATAATGCAGGTCTTTCAACTGATACCAACTGGGAACGCGTCTACGATCCAAAGCAGATTCGTATTGTGGCGTTCAAGCACAAAGTTAAATAAAGACGGGCGGAATTATCCGCCTTTTCTTTTGGAGATAAATCAATGGGCCTATCTGCATTTAACCGCATGAGAGAACGTCAAATGACACACGCAAAAGTAACTGAACTCGAAGAACAACTGGCAACACTGAAAGGTGAGTTTATTGCTTTTCAGAATAATCCTGAGGCAATGAAAGCACGTATTGCTGAGCTTGAATCTGATGAAGGAAACCAAATTCCAGAAGGTGATCAAAAACCAAGTGAAGTCCAACCAATCAACTACACAGGGCTTAAAGTTGATGAGCTTCGTGCTGTATTAACTGAAAAGGGTATTTCATTTGAATCAGGTGCTAAGAAAGACGAGTTATTAGCGCTACTTCCAAAGGAATAATTCATGAGCTTTATCACTGAACAAGAAGCGATAGAACATGTTGAAGGCTTTGATGCTTTATCTGCCAGTGATAAGGCTCAATACCTTCAGATGTCAGAAGCTTATTTATTAGCACGTAATGTTAAACCTTATGAAGATGTAACCGAAGTTCCTAGGCCTTTAAAAACTGCCTCTTATCAAGTCATCAAAGGCATTATGAAAGGGGAGATATACCAAGGGCAGGAACAAGCATTAAAGCGTAAGAAAGTAAAAGCCGATACTGTTGAGACCGAAAAGGAATATCAAGACGGATCAGTAAAGCTTAGTGCGATCGAGCAATTCATTCTTGATTTGATCAAGCCTTATAGCAAAAGAAAATCCGTATTTTTTGTGAGGAAAATCTAATGGGCCTACGTGAAGAATTACGAGCTGATATTGCTGAAGCGTTTAATGAAGATTTAGCTGACGCTGTTCATATATTTACGTGTGAACGGGCATTTAAAAAGAATTGGGATCCTAAGACTGAAACTTATCTTGAAGTTAAAGAAAATTATTCTGGCCGTGGCGTACTATTCGGCTCATACAGTCAATATGAAATACAAACGCTTGGAGTACTGGCTACAGATAAGAAAGCAACTGTGCTTCAAAATGAAGTGACCATGGCCCCAAAGATTGATGATGAATGGGTAACAGCCTTAGGCTCATTTAGAGTTATTCATATTCAACAGGATCCAGCAGAAACTATTTGGAAATGCCAGTTGAGGAAAATATAGGAAAGATTCTATATAATTAGGCTTGAAATATAGGAGTTCTTATGAATAAGAAATTTTTACTATGGAGTATAATTTTATTATCAGGTTGTTCATCTGTTAATAATCCAGTGAAGCAAGAATTAACTCCCACTAATATCTCAGATGCGTATAAAGAAATTTCTGAAATCAAGGATTACAAATCTCGCTTATTTTTAAATTATGCAAAAGAAATAAAAACAAAATACCCCGAGATGAAGACATCAACTTATGGTCGTCCAATGTCTATAAGATTTAATCTTGTAAGTTCAGATTACTATTATGAGCATAAAAATGACAAAAAATGGTTAAATTTTTATCTATCACAGAGTTTTGATGAAAAAATATGGAGAGATCTTTATGTGTATTCAAAACATTCAGGAAATTATCAAGCATCTAAAGATGAAGCTATTAAATATTGTAAAGAAATTACTTCACTTATCTCTCCAAGCTTCAGCATTGTAATAGATAAATTAAGTCGTGATTTAGAATTAAAAGAAAAGAAAGGATCTGTACGAGCACTCAGTACTTTCAGTGGGAGTTTTAATATCTTGTTAAATGGTGAGGAGTTTGATGAAGGTGGGCCCTTTATATGCAATATTACTCAGTTTGAAGATAGTTAGGCTACTGAAAAAAGATAGCTGAATTGACTGATTTTCTATTAATTAAATATCCTTTTATAAATTTAATGAAATTATATGGCTACAACTACCCATAGCACACTTTATATTTCTCGTACAAGCAATTACGAGGGCGATGGAACTGACGATAAAGAAGAATTTATTGAGACATGTAATATTCATTTTAAAGATCTGTTTAAAGATCAAAAAGCCATCTCTACGCTTTCTGAAACTGAAAAAAAATACTTTGATAAATGTGTTTCAGCTTCAAATGATAAATATGCTGCTGAAGAGGTTATTTATGATCTTGGAGTTGGTTTTGCGATACTAATTGTGTTGCTGGGTATAGGCTGGGGATTCTATGAGGCGAAAAAATCTTTAAATACCCCAATGATACTTAATCCCAAGGAAAATCCTGAGAATGATGCCAATAGAGATTATATTTCTGACGGGATTATCATAGTCTTTATTTCCGTAATTATTGCTGCATTTATTTATCTAATATTTAGTTTTGTTTCCGGTATATGGATATCGATTAAATATTAAAGTTTCGAGCAAGGCGGATACGGAACCAAAATGTATTAGGAAACTAAATTGTAGTATTAATTTATGGATATAAGCTTAAACCCACTTCGGTGGGTTTTTTAATGGGTGCAAGTTAGGAGTTTAGATGATAAGTACAGATTACATTCCCTTATGGCGCATCTCACCATTTCAACATGTGCATTACACGCTGGCACGAAATCAAATACATATGGATCTGCTTTTCGATGATATGAATCATGTAAATCAGTTTCTTTCCGTTGAAGGCGCAGCTGCTCAGGTTGATTATTATTTTGATGGCGCTTATGCAATTGTCCAGCTTGGCGATACGTCAGAAAGAAATCCCATAGAAGTCTATGGACTGCTTTTGCATGAAGCTGTTCATGTTTGGCAGAAGGTTAAAAAGCTCATGGGTGAAAAAGAGCCTAGCTCAGAATTTGAAGCTTACTCAATTCAAGCAATCGCTCAAGACCTTTTCGAAATGTACGGAGAAAGCGAGGTAAAGCATGGGATGGAAGGGGAAAAAGCCGACTAGTTTTAGTTTTGATGTGGCTAAGACAGTAGAAGATAAGGTAAAGAAAATTACCATGGAGATTGTGCAATCACTAGTCGTTTCAAGTCCTGTTGATACTGGTGCTTATCGGGCCTCACATATAGTCTCTATCGGTTCAGGTGAGTATGGCGTACGAGGACCAGAAACAAACGCCGTTCAGGATGCTGCAATTCAAGCTGTGAAGTTTAAGCTGGGTAATTTGGTCTACATACAGAACAACCAGCCATATGCTGAACGCTTAGAAAATGGCTGGTCTGATCAAGCACCGCAAGGTATTTACAGCACTACGTTTACTTATATTTCTCAAAAGTATGGTGGTTAGAATGGCAATGACTTTAGAGCAAACTAGACAAGCTATTATTGACCGCATGCAAAGCTTTACAGGTATTGCCCAGGACAGAATTCAGTATCCAAATGCACCAGGATTCAAGGTACCAAAGGAAGGCTTGTGGTGTCGCTTAACGATTGCAGGTGGACCCAGCTATATGTCTGGTATTGCTGATAATCCTTGTACACGTCGTACCGGTAATATCATGATTCAATGTTTCGATCGATTACATACTGGAGAAAAGGCTTTAACGGTTCTTAGCGATGCTTTGTTGGCACATTTTGAGTATTTCTCAATCGAACATTTAGAATGTTTGAATGGACAATCCATTTATGCGGGTAAAGATGCCGACTTCATTCAGTATAATGTGAGCATTGGGTTTAAGGTGAATTGATATGTTATGTATGCTGACATTAGAAGAAATCGAAATTAAACGGCAAGAACTGGAACGACATCTTGAGGATGTTATGTCTGTAGAGTTGAGCAAATGGCAAAGCGAAAATAAGCTATGTGTATCTGATGTGAATATCCGTTTGGCCAACGTTCAGTGCATAAATGGACCCAAACATAATATCGTTACTGGAGTTAGTGTTGATCTAGATAATGAGTTTTGAGTTCAAGAAAGAGCTACTGGAAGTTGGTTATTTTTAATGACTTAGCATATTATCATTTGTGATTACATTCTGTTACAGTAATAGAAATTTATAACAAATGGTAAAACATGAAAAAATCTACTTTAGGCTGGGGTGCCGCTGGATTAGTTGCTTTAGGGATTTTTGGTTCTGGAAATGACAATACTTCAAGAAACAATTCAAACTCTGGGGAAGCACAAAATTCAGTTGAAGAGGTTATAGAATCCAAATATATCAATACCAATACACTTAATATTAGAGATAAGCCTAATGGTAGTGTTGTAGCAAAACTTGGACGTGGTGAAAAAGTTGATATTTATGAGAAAAAAGGAAACTGGGTACGTATCTCATTAAGTTCCTCGTCACCTCAGTGGGTATCAACAAAACTATTATGTGAAACGGATGGTTGTTTTAAGCAAAAGTCTCGATCAACTACATCAAATAATTATCAGGCCTTAAAATCTAATCCTCATCATTCTGAAAGAAAACAGAAAAAAACCTATTACGACAGTGATTGTTCATGTGCTGTAGTGGATTATTGTGTGGGACCAAGAGGTGGGCATTATTGTATTACGAGTGGAGGTAATAAGAGATATAAACCAAGGTACTAACAAATTTATTAAATACTGAAAACCTCCATTTTGAGAGGTTTTTTTACATCTTATTCACTACCACCTCATCGGTGGTTTTTTTATGTCTATAGGAATCACTTATGAGCAATTTCGTTTTTAAGCGTGGTGACACATTCAACTTAAATTTGCAGCTCGTTGATATGGATGACGCGCTGCAATACCCACCTGATGATGTACGCCGTGCAATTGATCTGACGGGTTACACCTTTACATCTCAGGTCAAAACTTTGGAAGGCACTGCTGTGGGTACATTAACTTGTGCTGCATTAAGTCAGAGCACTCAGAAAGGTTGGCTGAATGTGAAGTCTGGAACAAGTACTGCGGCTTGGCCTTTGGGATTAGTTCAAATGGATATTAAAGCAGTGGTGAGTGGTACTACACAGCATACCGAGACTTTGATATTCCAAGTGATTGATGGAGTAACTGCGTAATGGCCAATCTATTATTCAAGTTTAGTTGGGATCATCGACCTTTCCCATATAACTCAGCGCAAGGTAAGCGTCAGTTTATGTTGCCGTTTGCTTCCGGTATTCCAAACTTAACACCAAATTTCTCTCAAATTCAAAATATTCCTACAAGTAATCCGGCATCACGAACGGTCGGAACAAGCGCTGGTAATGTAATGGAAGTTGGAGCATTCGGTCTTGGTGGTGTTATGGCTGCTGGCTCTAGTGCTTATGCATTAACAGAAACCGATGCGACGGATTACCCAGCAGGCAATGGTTTTGCTTGGTCTAATACTACAGCTTCAGAGTCAATCCCTGCATATTGTTGTGGATTGACCATGACCCGAGGTGCTGGAGTACACGCTCAGATTTTAGCCGCACCAAGTAGTCATGAAATTTACTATCGGGTAAGACACTCGAATGTTAATTCAGGTGCATATTCACTTTATAAAATGTGGACGCAGAAAAATACGACTGTTGATGGCAATGGATTCATTAAATCAGCTTCACCAATTGTTAAGTTATTTAATGATCATATCGAATTGAATACAGAGGCGGAAAAGCAGCCAATAACATTTGAGTTGTTGGGAGTCGGCAATTACCTCATTAAGGGCTCACTTGGTTTTGCTCAAGAAGGCTGGTACGTGGAAGTTCCTAAAGATGCCAATGGAAATACTGTTGTTGCTGTTGCTTATGAAACCCTAGAGAACGGTGATATTTCAATTAAGACTTATAAGCGTAAGTTTGATATTGAGCTTGCAGCAGTTGTTGCGGACCTAAGTAGTCCTCTTGATATTCCAGAAGGCCGTTGGATCGATATTCGTTTACATGAAGAGCCTAAGCCAGAATTTGAAGAAACAATGAGCGAGACACCAGTTCAGTTTCAGCCTACCAACTTATCTGAAGCAGTTGCTGCGGCCATGAATGGAGTTGAACCACCAGCAATCTCAGAGACAGATGAATCGCTTTAATAATCCGCTAATTTAGCGGTTTTTTTACGCCAATTTTAATAGCGACCCTGCTGACGAAGCGGGTTTTTTTATGCCTAAATTTTGGAGAACCATAAATGAGTTCAGGTTCAAAAATTCGATTATATGCTTGTGAAGAAGCAGTTTTGGGAACTACTCCTGCAAATCCTGTCTGGTACACAGTTCGCCGTGTTTCAGATGGCTTATCAGAAAACGTCTCTACTGAAGAGAGTAGCGAAGTTGTTAACTCCCGCTTTCGTCAGGGAGGTGTAGTCACTGAGGCAGAAGTAGCAGGTCAGTTAGAGTTTGAATTGTCAGTTGGAACATTCGACTTATTCTTAAGTGCACTTGCATTTAATAACTGGGCGGGAAGCTCTTTAAGTTTTGGTGGGACCGTACGTAAATCATTAACTTTAGTCAAAGTCTTTGAAGATATTGGTCAGGTTTTTATTTACCGTGGTGTTCAGGTCAATACAGGCGAAATCACGATACAGACTACAGGTAAAATTACTGGCAATTTCGGACTTGTTGGTAGTTCTTTTACTCGTCAGCAAGTTAACCCCGTTGTTAATCCTATTGCTGCTTCAACTCGACCATTGGTTAGCATGCCAAATGTTGAAAACTTGCTTGTAAATGGCCAGTCGATTCAAGGTAAAGCCTGCATGCAATCTCTGACGCTTTCATTCAATAATAATCTGGAAGCAATTCGTTGTATTGGTTCAGGTAAGTACACGCCAGAGTTCTACATTGAGAAGATGATGGATATCGAAGCAAATGCATCATTTATGTTCTCGGCCACTGCAGCTGGTTGGATTGATGCTATTAAAACTCGAGATGTATTCACTTTGTCTTTCGATATTAAAGACAGTAAAGGTAGTAAGTACTCACTTAACTTCCCTCAATTAGAGGTAATGGAAGCCAATCACCCGGATGGTGGAGGTGATGACATCATCACAGTAGATATTAACTTTGCTCAAGTTCGTACAGCACCAACGATTGTACGGGCTCTTGTGTAATTCAATTTAAATCAATAAAGCCCATGGAGTCCCATGGGCTTTTTATTTCTTAAATTTTAGAGGTAGGTATGGCTTTAAAAGTCGGAATTATTCAAAGCTCAGAAGTGTCTAAATGGTGTGAATTTAAGGGCGCAGATGGTCAAGTGCAGGCAGAGTTTAAAGTCCGTGGTATCGCATATAAGCCTTTTCAGGTAGCCGTTGAGCGTGCAGGTAATCAAATCTCATCTAAAGGTTATGACGTGATGGCGAACGATCCATCAGCAAAGCTGTACCATGAGCTTTTGATGGATGCTTGCGCAGCTCACTTAATTGAGGACTGGAAAGGCGTGGTATTTGCACAAGTTGTTGAAGGAAAGACTGTAGAAACTGAAATGCCTTATACACCGGGAAATGCTTCAAAATTACTGAATATGGGTGATATCGGTATTCAAATCTGGTTATTCGTGAAAGAACATGCTCAAAAAATTCAGGAAGAAGCTGATAAGGATAAGGCGATGATTCTGGGAAAGTCATCGAGCTCTACAAATACCAAAAATCGTATGCGTCGAAAACGCCGCACGAAATCGAACAAATTAAATTCTTAGGTGGCCGTATTCCGGAAACTCCAGAATATTCTTATGCAGCTGATTCAATTCTTGCAGCCTTTAGCACGATTATTAGATCTCGGAGATATGAACAGGGCATCCCACTGTCATTAGACCAGCAGGCTATCAATGTCTACGCTGAAAACAATGATTTACCTGTTGATACTCATATCTTTACTGACTGTATTTTTGCTTTAGATAATCTATTTATTGAGGAAGCTCATAAGAAAATTTCAACCAAGCAAAAATAATAGAGCACCTATGAACATACTAAAGTTCTTCAAAAGTTTTAATACGGTAGGCACCTATCTCAACCTTGCAATTATTTTATTAATGGTTTTGGTGGTTTATTTCTACTTTATTAATCCAAAATAAGTGGGAAATAGTTTGGAGCTACCACCTTTGGGTGGTTTTTACTTTTCTGAACTGTTAAATTTTATTCATTATTGAAATTGGATTTCTTCATGAAAAAGATTAATAAATTTTATTTTTTAAGTAGTCTTTTACTTACTGGATTAGTAGGCTGCGCTACTCCGGTAAAATACAACTATACTCAACAGAACTATAAATCTACGGACCTAAGTTATCCTGAAATTGGGGAAATTGTAACTGCTACAGTGGGAGAGACAATGTTACAACAAGGTAAAGTTGTTGAAAAAGAAGTTTTAGTTATACCCAAGGATTTTCAAATTGATAAATATTTAATTTTAACCGCAGGTAAATATGAAAAAATTGGTTTTAATGATAATGTCCAAATTTTTCTAGGTAATAATTCATTTCTACCCGAAGGTGGTGCAGTTCTGAGAAGAAATACTATAGATTCATTGTATAGCATAGCTTTAAAGGAAAATAATAAACTTTGTGCATTACCACCTTTCGGAGCTGATCACTGTAATAATAATAAAAATGCATACATCACAAAAGTAAAAATCCATGCCAAGGATTCGTTCCAACAAAGCTTAATTTACAATGGTAGGGTTGGAAATAAAATTAATATTGGCTATAGAGAGTTTTCAAGTGATTATGCTAGACCTGCATTTAGTAACAACGTTGAATATGATTTGAATGATACAAAACAAATCGGATATAAGGGCGCAATGCTAGAGGTAATAGATGCCAATAATCAGCAGATTAAATATAAAATTTTGAAAAATTTTAATAATGCTAAATGATTAAACTACCCTTGGATGGTTTTTTACTTATGTGACATTTAGTAACCACTTTGTTAAAGTTAGTGCACTTTATAACAAATGGTTAAATCATGAAGGAAATGTTAGCTGCTGGTTTAGTGGGTCTGGGATTAGTTGGGTGTACTACTCCTCAAATCGGTAATTATATTCCTAAAACTGCCAATATTAGTAAGCCACCGATTGGTTCCATTAATACAGCATATGTTGGGGATTCATTGGTTTCTCAGGGAAGAGCTGTAGAGCAAGATGTTCTGGTGATTGATTCAAATTATGATCTGAATATGCAATATAAAGTATTCGCTGGTAAATATGCTCAGGTAGGTCAGGACAAAGACAATAAGTATTATTCACTGCGGGAACTTAAGAAAAATACTGAAGGAGCTAGAGCAAAACTACTATCCGACCCACCTAGTGTATTCATGATTAATAAGAAAGGTTGGCTATGTGTTGTAACCATTTACAATACTAAGTCTTGTGGAGACGCGATAGGTGTGAGTTTTAAAGCAGAGGGTTCAGTTAATGAAGACTCATTCCAGCAAACTCTAATTTATAGTGGGAAAGTTGGGAATAAAATCAATATTGGTTATCGTGAGTTTTCAAGCAATATAGCTCGCCCAGTATTTAATAACAATGTTGAGTATGATCTAAGTCAATCAAAAGAGATTGGATATAAAGGCGCACTTCTAGAAATTATTGAAGCAACAAACCAAGATATTAAATACAAAGTGATTAGAAACTTTAATAAGGTTGATTGAGATGAAAAGAGTTATTTTATTATGTTTGGTTTTGCTCTCAAGTTGCTATGTAAGTGCTGAAAGTTACATTCAATCTAAAAAGCTTGTTAGAAATTCTTTAGTTACTTGTTTAAAAGATCCTGAGAATTCAAAATTCTCAGCAGCATATAATAGTTGTCTGTTAGATGCTTCAAATGATTTTCTAGAAAAAGCTAATATTGAGTTTAAGCAACAGTACAATAATGGAAATGCCAATACCCGAGACTTATTAACAAAAGATCGAAATATATACACCAGGGCTATTAAGTTTTGTGAAATTTACCAAAATCTTAGTTATGAAGGCTTTACTAAGGAGGCTCTTTGTAAGCTTCAAATAGCAAAAGAATACTTGAGTCTACTAAAGAATGGAAATTCTGCATTACCAAATAATTGGAAAATAGAAGATAGAGTTGATAAGTTATTTATTGGTTATTAATAAATTGATAAAACATTAAGAAAGCACCATAGGGTGCTTTTTTATATAGTGGAAATTATATTGAATTTACTTAGTTTTTTTTAGGTCATCTATAAGGCTGTCCAACAACTTCAACATTTTAGCGTTATAAAGTTCATTTTGTTCTTTAAGAGCTTTGTTTTCATCTATTAAAGTTTTAAACATGTTGTTAATTTCTGCTATGCCTTCTTTTTTGGACTTCTCATCGAAAAAAGTTTGCTCAAGGCGAGTTTGCGCCTCAGCATTAATAGAACGACCACTATCAATTGCGGCCTCTTTAATCTTCTCTTTTAATTCCTCGGGAATTCGTAGATTAAATTGAATGTCAGCCATTTTAAAATAACTAAATTAAAAGTTGCTAGCATTATGCTATCAAAAGTTGTTGACATCAATATTAGCATATTGCTATGTTAGCAATATGCTATCAAGTGGATTCATACTCAAGAGGAGACAAAATGAATGCTGTGCAATTGAACACAAGAATGCCTGAGGAAATAAAAGCCTTTTTGATTGAACAGGCAAAAAAAGAAGGACGCTCTTTGAATAACTATTTAGTTAGACATTTTGAAGAGTTAAAAGTGAAATCAACAGACAACAAAAAAGCCCAACACTTGCAGGCGACGGGCTTGATTGATGTCAACAACCAAGAGGTAAGTTAACAATGGCTAGTCTAGCATTAACATTCAATGATGTAAATTTTTCACCCATTCAACGTGATAACCAAATTTGGTTATCTTCTTCTGAATTAGCCAAAGCTTTAGATTACAAACAAGTAGATGCAGTAACTAAAGTATATAACCGAAATTCAGATGAATTTACTGAAAAAATGACTCAGGTAATTGATAATCCTCAGGCGCCCAATTTGGGCGTGCGGATATTCAGCCTACGTGGTTGCCACTTAATTGCAATGTTTGCTCGCACTGCTGTAGCAAAGCAGTTCAGAAGATGGGTGTTAGACATTCTTGATAAAGAAGTTGGTGCTCCAGTTGCCAGAACCCACAAATCAGAACGCACTCCACTACATGATGCACATGCTTTACTTGTGGCTAAGACTAAACACCTAAATTCAAGTGATGCATGGAAAATTATCAATCAACGTTTTGGTACAAATAGTATTGATGAAATTCCTTATGACATGATTCCCGTAGCGGTTGAATATGTTCATCATTTGATTGCTATGTACAGTAGTGCAGAGAAGAAGTCACAAGGTTCATTTTTTGATAAAGAAGCATACGAGCTAGTTCGCAAACTTACAGAAGCAGTCATAATAGAAAATGATGAAATCATTCCAGTTTTGCTAGCTGTTAAAATGCTTGATATGAAGAAGTTTGCTTATTATTCACACTTAGTAGTTAAAGCGAATGAAGCAGCACGAGATATCTCTCGATTGTTAGATTTTAGAAATGTACAAAATGAGCCTTTAATTGATGCAAACTGTTCAATGATAGCTATGTCAAATGGACATCGATTTCTAGCGCGACCAAATTGGTTTAACTGCCCAGCTTAGTAATTTTATTTAATTTAAACAAAACCCACTCAATGAGTGGGTTTTTTATTGCCTGGAGAAAAGTAAAAATGGCACAAGAATCTCGTCTGGTCATTGTTATTGATTCGCAAAATGCTGAACGTAACGCGCGTAATCTAGGCAATGAGCTCAATAGTATTGAACGTAAAGGTGAGTATGCTTCCAAGTCAATGGATGGCTTATCTGTCTCTACACGTGCACTTGCTGGCTATATGGCAGGGTTGTTAACAGTTGGATCAGCCGTATCAAAAATGGATGCCTATACTGGCCTGCAGAATAGATTGAAGTTGGTTACTAACAATCAAGCTGAGTTAAATAAAGCAACTGAAGATACTTTTCAGATTGCTCAAAGAACCTATTCTGCTTGGGATTCAGTTTTACAGGTTTATCAGCGCTTTAGTGATAATGCCAAGACATTAAATCTTACTATGGATGATACTGCTCGCTTAACTGAAACCGTATCAAAAGCAGTGGCCATTAGTGGAGCAACTGCGGAAGCCGCCGATGCAGCATTAGTACAATTTGGGCAAGCACTTGCCAGTGGCACATTACGCGGTGAAGAGCTGAACTCTGTGATGGAACAAACCCCAGCATTAGCAAAGGCCATTGCACAAGGTATGGGGATTACCGTAGGAGAGTTGCGTTCAGTAGCCGCTGAAGGAAAAATTACATCACAAGAAATTGTGAAAGCTCTAAGAAATGTGGAGTCTGATGTAGATGCATTATTTGGTAAAACTGATATCACAATTGGACAATCATTAACTCTTTTAAATAATGAAATTACCAAATTTGTAGGAGAAGCTGGGAAAGGCTCAGGAGCCGCACAAGTACTTTCTGGTTCGATTCAGGTACTTTCAAGTAATTTGAACTTACTGGCTGACGCAGCACTTATCGCTGGTATCGGATTAATTACCCGTGCAATTTTACTAAAAGGCGCAGCTGTTAAAGAGGGAATAGTTTCTACTTTAGCTAGTCGCCAAGCTTCTATAACTAAGGCTCAAGCAGAACTTAGTGAAACGGCAGCAACTTTAAATACAGCTAAAGCACACCTTGCTAATGTTCAGGCAACTAATGCTGAGACTCAAGCTAAATACGGAGCTACTGCAGCTGCTTTAAGATACACCCAAGCTCAAGCCGCTGTGACAGCAGCAACCAATGCACAAACTGCTGCACAAACCAGACTGACTGCTGCTACGTCATTAGCTGGTGGTATTGGCAGTCGGGCTCTTGGACTTATTGGAGGTCCTATAGGTGCTATTACTATTGGTATTTCCGCTTTAGCCGCAGGCTATATGTATTTTCAAGAGCAAGCGGAAAAAGCTAATAAAAAGCTAGAGGAGCAAGCAGCGGTTGCTAATAAAACGGCTGAAGAACTTAAAAAATTAAGAGGAGTTGAAAAGCAGTCCGCTATTGATGATATGACCAAGGCATTGGAAGCTCAAAATAAGGAATTGAGAAAGACTGAACTTGCTGTCGGTGCTGCATTAATTAATATTCAAAACTATGCGGTTGGTAATGCAGAACTTGCGAAAATTTCTAATGATGCACGTACGGGTACTATTAGCTATACCGAAGCCATTGAACGATTAAATGGAATGAAAATTCCACCTGACTTATATAATGCACTTAAGCAACAAGTTGAAAAATATGACGAAGGCTATCAAAAGGGTACTAAGTTAGTTGAAGGTTTAAAGAATGTTGGTATTGAAAGTAAATTAGCTGGGAATGCTGCGCAAAACGCTGCACTCCAACATCAACAACAAGCGAATGCGCTTGGAAATACAGCAACTGAAGCAGAAAAAGCATCGAAGGCTTTACAGGATTATCGGGATAAGCAAAGAGATAATGTACTTGATTCAATCTATAAATCAGGTTTGCTTGATTCGGGATATACAGTTGCTCAGGCTAACGCGATTCTAGAGCTGCAAAAAGCAAAAGGAATGAGTGCAATTTTATCTAAAGATGAAATTGACAGTGCTTTGCGAAACCTCAAAATTATTGAGGAACAACAGGAGCGCGAAGAGAAACTAATTGAGTCCAAACGTAAGCAGACAAAGGAGTTGGAGCAGCAGGAGAAAATTACTAAACGCCTTGTAGGTGTATCGGGTAAATCAGGTATTGGTACAGGCCCTCATCTTGATGTCCGCTATGGCGGTTCAATGTCTGGTCAGAAAGTATCAAATGAGCACCTAGCCCGATTGCAGGCAGGTGGTAAACCATTATCTTCCTATAAGATCAGTTCAAATTATGGTCCACGAAAAGCTCCAACTAAAGGGGCTTCTTCGTTTCATAAGGGTATTGATTTTTCAATGCCTGAAGGTACACCGATCACCACTAACGTCGCCGTCAAAGATATCAAGACATGGTATGACAGCAAAGGTGGTGGTTATGTCAGTGAAGTGATCTTTGAGGATGGTGTTTCTCTTAAGCTTCTTCATCAATCGCCAAAAATGCAGAGCAAAGTGAAAGGTGGTGCTAGTAAGGGAAGTGATAAAGCTTCGGGTGATATTCAATCGCAACTTGATCGTCAGTTAGATGCTCAGCGTTCACTTGAAAATGAAGTGGCCACTGAAGTACAGCGGATCCAGAATAACTTAACTGTTAGATTGGAGGATGTTGATAAAGCAGGTTTTACCCCAGAACGTACTGCTGAAATCAAGGCAGAATTACAGCGCCGTGCAGATAATGATATTGCGATCGCCAAACAAGCGATTAGAAGCAAACTTGAGGACTACAAGGAATTCCAGAAAACCGAGGAACAGTTACTTGAAGAGTCCTTTAACCGTAAAAAGTTTAATGCAGCTCATGACATTGAATTAAGTAAATCTGAACAAAAGCAAGCAGTAGAGTTGCTAGAACAGCAATATCAGCAAGAATTAGGACTGATGAAATTAGCCCAAGAGCAGCGCTTATTCCAAGCACGTTTATCTCTGCTTTCAGAAACTCAAGCCATGCAGGAACGGTATAGACTTGAACGGGAGGAGATTCTTAAGAATACAAAGCTTTCAATTGAAGAGCGTCAAAAGCTAATCGCATTATCTAAAGCAACTCAGGACAAAGAGACACGCGATAAGGTGAGTAATGCTGTTCAGAACTGGGGCAGTATTCAGGCTGACATGAATGGTACCAGTGAGTTCTATAGACAGGATCAGGAACGGTTTAGCCGCTTGGGTGCTGCAAATGAATTAGCTGATAGCCAATATGCAGCAGTTGATTTAGACGAACAAAACGGTCTAGATGGCTTGAATGCACAAATGGAAGCTGGATTAATTCAGCAACAGGATTTTGAAAATCAGAAGACTGCCATTATTCAAGCTGCTCAAGAGCAACGGAATCAAATTTACAGTGATTATGCTCAGAACGTTAAGGATATTGAAGACAAGTATCATCAAGATAGATTAAACGCTCAAATTGCTCTTGGTGGGCAAATGATGGGTTCAGTTACATCAATGTTTGGTTCTATGTTTGGTGAACAATCCAAAGCCTACAAGCTCATGTTTGCTGCAGATAAAGCTTATGCAATTGCAGCTGCCGGTATTGCTATTCAACAAAATATCGCTGCAGCTTCAAAAGTTGGTTTTCCTTACAACTTGCCTTTGATTGCCGGGGCCGTTGCACAAGGTGCCAGCATTATTGCAAACATACGGGCAATTAAGGATCAAGGCTTTGCTGATGGTGGTTTTACTGGATCTGGTGGCAAATATGAACCTGCGGGTATTGTCCATAAGGGAGAGGTTGTTTGGTCCCAAGAGGATATTCGCCGTTGGGGTGGGGTCGGTTTAGTTGAGAACATGCGTAAGAGCTCAGGTCCTGAAGCATTTATCAATAACCATGCTCAAAACAACACTTCAACCGAAAATGTTTTTAATCGTTCATTCTTAAGCTCAAAAGCTTTTACTGAAAATAATGAAATTTCAAATATCTCTAACATTTCTAATCCGAAAATTCTAAATAGTTCAGTTTCAAACAGTACTGTTCAGAATGCTCAGAAAGAATTGTCTAAGGAGGTTTCAATTTTCAGAGACAGTGGAATTTTAGGCTCGATTGTATTAGATCCATCTAAGAGTTATGCAGACGGAGGTTATACAGGTAAAGGTAGGAAATATGATCTTGCTGGAGCTGTGCACAAAGGCGAAATTGTCTGGTCACAAGATGATATTAAAAAATGGGGTGGTGTTGAGAAGGTTGAACAGATGAGAAGGGCGACAAGTCCAGATTCATTTATTTCAAACTATGCTCAAAATAATTCCTCTTTTGAAAATATCATCAATCGGGCTAGTCAGAGCTCAAGGATTTTTAACCAGAGTAAAGAAATCTCGAACATCTTTAATCAACCGATTCAGGATGGCCAGATTATTTATAAAGGCAATACAAGTGCTGCTAAATCTCCTAATTCAGCTAATTCAGATTTATTCCATGACGGGAAAGTTTACTTTTCTTCAAATGGTTTAGTTCAGGATCGTTCAAATATTGATGATGTGAAGGACTTTACCTTAGGACAATCTTCACGTCCTCAAGCTGAGATTATGCCTTCAATCGAACCTGCTTCACCGACTATCAATTTCAAGATTGAAGTAGTTAATCAGGTAAAAGGGGCAACTGTTGAAGCTGAACAACTGGATGAGAAAACAGTGCGGATCATTGTTAAAGATGAACTGGATAAACAGCTTCCAAAAGCGGTACCGAAACTGGTAAGTGAGGATATTAAAAATCCGAACTCAACTATCAGTCGGTCTTTGACTGAGAATACAACCGCAAGAAGAAATCGTTAAATAAAAAACCACCTTCCGAGGTGGTTTCATTTCATAATTTCTAAATTTCAATTTGATAGAGTCTTTTAGTTTTAAAAATATGGTCATGACATGAAAAAAATAATTGTAATTTCTGCAGTAGTTTTAGGGCTTGCTGGGTGTGCCATTCCTGCAGTAAATAATCTCGTAAGATCTACGAATATGTATCAAGATGAAATAGACGGTGATACAGCTAATTTAAGGGTTTATAGAAGTAATATACCCATGGTGCAGTTCTATATTAATTATCAAAATAATAAGGGTGAAAAAATTTCTAAAAACCTTATAACGAAGCAGATAACAAATAATTTAACAAAGTATGGCTCAATGCATGAGCCAAAAACATTGAATATGCCTAAACCTACAATTGCTTTGAATAACGGTGAAGAATTTTTTGAGTTTAAGGTACCCGCAAATAAGAAGTTAACTTTTAGACTTACCTCTGTTATTGGATCAACTACTATGTATAGTTGTGATGTAAAAATGGACTATCAGTTGGAAAGAAATAGAAATTATGAATTGATCCGATTAAAACAAATCAAAAATATTGTGAATCCACCTTTATTGACTGAACCATCTCAAGATGGAACCTATTGCAAGTTTATAGTGAAGGAGATTTTTGAAGATGGTAAAGAAACTGTAATTAAGCCAATTTCATAATGTTAAATAATCTATGTAATTAATTAAACTCAAATCCTTGTTTCATAAGACCACCTTTCGAGGTGGTTTTTTATTACCTGAAGGAAAGTTATGTACAAGTTAAAGCTAAATCCTCAAACAAATGGCTATGGCGTAACACCGGGTGATGATGTAAAGCGTCAGCAGATGGATGGAGGGCGTGGACGCTATTACATCGATGTAAAACGTAATAGTCATATAGTCGATGTGAACTGGAATTTAAGTAAAACCGATTTCAATAAGATGATGGCTTTCTGGCGTGTTTACCAAAGCAAGCCAGCATCATTTTATGCGGATCTGGTCATTGACCAGGGGACGCGCCAGCAATACCAATGTAATTTTATTCCGAACTCGTTTAAGACCAACGAAGTGAATGGCAATCTTTACCGGGTAACTGCCCAGCTGGAAGTTATTCAAAACCAGCCTAATGCTACTGCTGATCAGGCCCTTATTAGTGATTGGGTGGTGTAATGGATAACGAATACGCCAAGTTCTTTCTCAATCGCAAAGTCGATATCTATCAACTAGAGTGTATTGAGTTATCACATCCATCTTTTCTAAATACATATCGGGTTGTTCGCAACAATGATCAGGGTGTCTATGTCCAGCATAAAGAAGGATCAGGACAGGTCTTTTATGAATATCTACCCATGTCTATCCAAAGATCTGGAATGTTGGGTGATCTGGACCAGACCTTAACTGTTTCAATTTCAGGACTTGGTGATGTCTTGCCGGATGAGTTTGAAAGGGTAATTGAAGGGCAATATTCAGACGTTAAGCCTACCGTAAATTATCGGCTCTATAGTTCAGACAGCTTGAATACACCAATCCATTATTTGTTAGGACTGAAACTTTCAGGCATATCAATGAATCATAAAGCTGTGACATTCAAGGCTGAATCACCACGATTAAATACTGCGAAGACTGGAGATATTTTTGCACTGGATCGCTTTAGTGGTCTGAAGGGGGCTGTATGAAAAGTCATGATCATTTGCTTGATAAGCAATACGATGAAGAGCAGTACAACTGCGTTCATTTTACCCATGAAGCTGCAATGGATCTCTACGGAATAGATCGTAGTGAGGCTTTGGATTTATTCATGCAACCAAAAGGCAAAATTACTTTCCTGCCATCAAGATTAAAACTTTTAAATCCACTGCCCATGCCCAAGGAGGGCTGCATTGTCGCCTTCCATCCAAGACAAAGAAATAAGCCCCCACATGTGGGGCTTTTTCGTTTAGGTCGTGTACTGCATCTAATGGAAGGTGGGGTCACTTATTTAGCTGAAGACGTTATCAGAGCAATGGGGTTTAGTCGGGTCAGTTACTATGATTAAGATTATTTATAAACAGGATCCTTTGTCTGAAGAAAAGACAGTGGAATATGCTCACACCATAGGGCAATGGCTAACTTCCAAATATGAATCTATGCCTGAGCATGTCCGTATTTTTCATACATCAAGCAATATGGATCATGCAGAAATTTCGTTTGCCAATGAAGTTACACCTAAGAATGCTCATGACTTAAAACAGCTAGATTTCTTACCGGGCACTTTTATTGTGATTGAAAATCCGAAAGGTATGCCTGCACTTATTGCGGCAATCGTTTCTATTGTTTTAAGCGTGGCGGTTGCATTTTTAATGCCCGCACCATCGATTGCTCAAACCAATCAGAATAACAACCAATCCTCATCTGCAAATAATGAACTTTCAAATCGTGAAAATAAGATGAGGGTAAACGGCCGAATTACAGATAACTATGGTGCTGGATGGAATACACCTGATCTGATTGCTGTGCCTTACAAGGTTTATGAAAACAATGTTGAAGTTGAGCATATTGTTGGCTGTATTGGTCGTGGCCACTATCAAATTAATGGCGCGTACGATGGTGAAACCAATATTGTTGATATTGCAGGGGCATCAGTAGAAGTCTTCCGGCCAGGCGTTGATATTGTTTCTGGACAGCCTTATTTTTCACTTGGTACTGAAATTACCACACCACCATTAAGTGTTCAGCATCAAAACTCAGTGAATGGCCAGATATTACGTCCAGCAGATACTCAAAGCCTAGAAGGTATTAATTATCTTATTTTTGCTTATCCAAACGAGATTCTACGAGCGGCTGCTAATAATATCGATTTAACGACTAAGTTTGTCAGCAATGACCGCGTTGAAATCACCAATGCTTCTTTTACATATAACGGGCAAACATACGATTTAAACGGTACTTATAGCGTCTTATCCGTTGCTGACGATCGCATGACGTTATCAAATCCTGCTGCAGTTAATCCAAACTGGTTAAAGCTAAAAGAATTATCTAACCAACAAACAGCTGCTTTATCTCCAAAGCTTGCATCGATTGGTGAGAAATGGATTGGTCCATTCATCCTGGACAACATTGAACGTAGCCGTGTCATTTTTAACTTTGTAGCCAGTAATGGGCTTTATACGGTATCAGCAGGCGGCAATCAGGCAGCTGTAAACGTTACGCTTGAAGTTGAGGTCACGCCGGTGAATGAATCAGGTGTAGCCATTGGCAATCCAATGCTGAAACAGATCATTCTGAAAGGTTCAGCAAAGTCACGGCAGACTATTGGCGCAACGCTGGATATGGTCACATTCCAAGGACGCTGCAGCGTACGTGCACGCCGTTTAACACCTACACCGGCTGTTGAAAGTGTAGTTGATGAGGTGAAGTGGCAAGCACTTTACGGAGCATTCCCGCTGCAAAGCACTAAATATGAATATGAAACGGTTTTTCGTGCACGTACTTATGCAACTACAGGTGCGCTCGCAGTTAAGTCGCGCAAGATCAATTTTGATCTTCAGCGGATGTTACCCACTTATAAAAATGGGGCGATGACGACTGAGCTATTTCCTACCTCAAGCTTTGCTGATGCGCTGGTCTCAATGGCGCTCGATGACAAGATCGGTCGCCGTACGATTGATGAGATTGATATAGAAAATATCTACCGTACTTATAACGATATTGTCGATTATTTTGGCACACCGTTAGCGGCAGAATTTTGTACTACGATTGATGATACAAACCTTTCATTTGAAGAGCTAGTTACTAACCTTTGTGATGCAGTGTTTTGTACAGCATATCGACAAAACAGTAAGCTCAAGATCTACTTTGAACGACCAACAGATAACTCGGTGTTGCTGTTCAACTTCAGGAATATCATCCCTGATAGTTATAAGCATGATCTGACCTTTGGTATAATGGATGATTACGATGGGTTGATCTATGAATACACGGATCCGACCGATGATAGCCGTATTAATATCTACTTGCCGGATAAAGGAACCAAGAACCCTAAAGAGGTGAAATCGGTAGGTGTACGTAATAAGTGGCAAGCGCATTTCAATGCGTACCGGCTTTGGAACAAGCTCCGTTTTCAGCGCAAATCTATCACCTTTGATGCAGCACCTGAGTCTGAATTGCTGGTTTTACGTGATCGCATCGCTGTAGCTGATTATAGAAATGGAATTCATCAAAGCGGCGAGGTAGTGCAGCAAGAGGGCTTAATTCTTACATTGAGCCATGATGTCGATTTCATTGCAGGTAAGAGTTATGTGATTTATCTACAAATGGGAGATGGTAGCGTTGACTTGATTCCTATCACTGCTGGGTCTGCTAAGAACAAAGTGGTTTTAGGTCGCTTACCAAACGGGGCATTAAAGTTAAGTCCTGATGATTTCGTTAATACGATTTATACAGTCGTGAATGACGATACAAAGGGTTCATTGCCTTACTTGGTTGCTAAGAAAGATCCGGTTGACCAATTCTCAAATACCATTACGGCAGTGAATTACGATGTACGTTACTACCTCAATGACAAGGACTTTATTGATGTACCAGTTGATGATTCGCCGATCTACATTCGATACGATCAGTTAGATATTAATCTAGCGCGTTTATATCAAATGCAAAGAGGTGATTTGCCAACGACAGGTGAGATTAGTTTTGTAGTTGAAGCAGGCGCTTTGGTATCGAGTTCAAGTTCACTTCGGCCAGAAACCAAAATGATTTATAAACATACTTATGATTCAGAAACTAAAGAGTTTATTGTTCCAGCTGCACCTGAATTACCAGCGATTGATACAGGGGAGTTTCCTTCAGGTCTTATCGTAAATCTTACGATTAAAGGAGCTGTTGTCGGGCGTGGTGGTGATGGTGGACTTCCTCATTTAGCGTATGGTGGTCGGTCTAGTGATCCAAATTACAGCTTTACTAAAACTCGCCGTGACGGATTCCAAGGCGCACCAGGTCTAATGAACCGGCACAGTAAGTTAAACCTGATCATTGATGGAGGGACACTGGCTCGTGGCGGTTCAGGTGGTGGTGCAACTCCTAGTGGTATTTACACTGAACTCGGCTATGGAGTGCAAGGTGTTCCTGGTGGAGCTGGGGCGCCGTTTGGCAGGGTTATGACAGGACAGCCAATCTATAATGATACTCAGGACTGGCGTTGGTATCTTGATGGGGGATATTTACTGGTTGTAAAAGTGACTGATGCTGAGGCTGAAATACCAGGTAAAGGATATAGAACCCCAAATGATGATCGTTATGGATCTCCATTGTCGGGTGATGGTGGTGGATGGGGCCAACGTGGTACCAAGTCTACCAACGATGGAACATGGAACTGGAATTACCATGGAACAACTGAAGGGCAACCGGGTGCAGGCGGTGCCGCAATTGTCGGAATTTCACCACTCACAACACAATTGATCAATGGAGGGAAAATTTTACAAACCCTTTAATACTTTGAAAGAAAGAAGAACTAAGCTTAAAGGCATTGAGTGAAGTATTTTCTAATAACTTTATTAATGCCTTCAAGTTGAATACTTGTTTTAACCCCAGAGGAGGTTTTTATCACCAAGGTTTTTGACTTGTACATGCTATTTAAAATTTTTTTACTATTTTCTTGAGAAAAGACATATCGATCATTTTTTATGCCCGAATAATATACTTCATATTTTCCATCCGTATAAAATGCAAATTTCTTTTCAAGATTTACTGGACTATAGATTTTAAGTGTTGGATTTTTAGAAATTAAATTACAACGCAAAGTTAGAGATATATGACCTGATCTTGGTCTAATAGTAAGAATACTTTCATTTTGAAATTCTGTGAAAATTACAGAGGACTTTGAAGTACATGCCGATAGTAGAAATATCAAAGCAATAGTAAAAATATTTTTCAAATTCATATTAAGGTAAAGTAGACAAGTCTTTTTTATTTTAATACCAATCTACCAAATAGCGTGTATTACATTTTTGAATACATTCTGATTTAGCGGCTTTATTTATGAAACCTTAAAAACCCTTTGCTTTAGAAGTAGAGGGTTTTTTTATTGTCTTATTTTACTGGAGATATAAATGGAACCAGTTTCAACAAGTGGTTTAACAGCAATTTTAAAATTTTATGGTGCAGCAATTATGGTGACTTTAGCTGTCGCTTTAGTTGCAGCAGTAGTATTAATGACACGTATGCCACGATCACCTCAGGAATGGGCCGTAGGTCTAATTTGTACAGTCGTATCAAGTCTAGCTGGCGGCTCATTCATTATCGTAAAGTGGGGTCTTCACGAATGGGTGACTGATGTATGGGGGATGATTGCCTTAGGAGGCTTCTTCTTTGTATGTGGATTACCCGGTTGGGCTTTAGTCCGATGGATCTTTAATTTCATAGATAAACAGGAAGGTAAAACGATCGTTGAAGTGATCAAAGAGTTTAAAAAAGCCAGAAAAGACATCGAGAACAGTTAATGCCGCCTTCGGGCGGTTTTTTATTATCAGAGGAAATTGAAATGAACATCGAACAATATCTTGATGAGTTGATTAAACGCGAAGGTGGGTATGTGAATAACCCAGCAGATCGAGGAGGTGCAACCAAATACGGCATTACTGAAGCAGTAGCACGTGCAAACGGGTTTAAAGGTAACATGCGTAATCTGCCTTTAGATGCGGCCAAAGTGATTTACCGAAAGAATTATTGGACGGCTCCGCGTTTTGATAAGGTTAATTCTATTAGTTCAGCAGTAGCTGAAGAGCTTTTAGATACCGGTGTAAATTGTGGTACTGGATTTGCAAAACCACTTTTACAGCGTGCTTTAAATTTACTAAATAACCAGGGTAAAGCAGGGTGGCCAGATCTATCAGTAGATGGAATCTATGGTCCAGCGACATTAAATGCACTTAAAACTTACTTGGCCAAACGCGGGAAAGACGGTGAAAAAGTATTAGTGCGAGTACTTAATATCATGCAAGGCCAACGTTACATTGAAATCTGTGAACGTAATCCCTCACAAGAACAGTTTTTCTATGGTTGGGTCGCTAACCGGATTTCTTTATGAAAACTTTAATATTGTTATGTATTCTTTTATCAGGATGCACAGCTCATACTATTAATAGCAATGTTTCGGTTTCGATCTACATAAGAGCCCTTTAAAAAAGGGCTTCTATATAAAAATAATAATAAAAACAAGTTTTGAGGAAAAATAAAATAATTTTGTTAAATATTTTTAATGAAAATCAATGGATTATTAAATTTTTCTGAACGCGAGTTATAGGATTTTTATATTAAATTATTGTTTTAATAATCAATAATCATTATTATTCGCGCTAATATTTACATGAACACACAAAATACAT